CTAATTGATCTAAACCTTGTGTATAAGTTTGTTCCCAATCTGCTCTAGATTCTTTATCGCCTGTATAAGATTCAATTAAATCTTTGCCTAAGTTATCTAAATCATTTTCATCTAGAACATCAGCAAGGTTAGAATCAAAATTAGATTCATCAAGTTCTTTTGCATTAGGATCAAAATCAATAATCATGCCGCCATCTTCTGTTTTTATTGAAACAGATTCAGGATTTTCAATTGCTATTGAAAGTTCTTCTTCTGGTTCTTGCTCTATTGTTCCTTCAATAGGTGTAGCAGTCATTCTTTCAATTGCCATAAAATATTATCCTAGTGTAATACTCGATTATCAGTTTCTGAAATATATAGATTGTCTATAATTTCTTGAAGCTCTTCTTCAAAATCTTGACATAGTTCTTGAACATTAGTTAATTCTCCACGCAAAACCAAATGATTTAACTTAGCTGTACTTTTTGCTTTTTCAGTTGATTCAGCATGAATATCTGGTCCTGCGTATTCTTTGCCTTCTTTTGAATAAAACGATGTTTGAAATATTTTCATTAGTAGTATGCCGCTATTCTGTTATGCTCTAAAGGCTCATCTTCTTCATCAGTATAAAGAGGAACAAAGCCACCTTGTCTAAATCTTAACAGAGCTTGCGTAGTGCTATCAACTAAATCGTCATGTTCCATGTTAGGAAATCCAGCAAACTCTTCGATAACTTCTTCAGCCCATCGAGTTGCTGGTGACCATACTACACCAGAAGCAAATAAATCGGATACTGCATTAACTCTTGATATCTTATCATTTCCACGACTTGGTGTGTATTCTTGTACTGGAATACCCATTTGTCGTAATTCAAATATTAAAGGTGTACCTGCTGCTTTAGCTTCTACAATAAATGCATCAGGTTTATATTCTTGATATTTTTCCATTGCTCTTTTTTTAAGATCAGGAAACTCTAATCGTTCTTTGTAAGCATCTAATAGAATTAAGTTAGGAGCTAAATGCCCTTCATCTTTATCTTCTTTATAGAAAACTCCCCAAGTAGTGCAAGCAGAGTAATCCGCTCTTTGTGTTTTTAAGAATGCCGTATCCCATGATTGAATAATAAACTCACAATCTGGAGGATTCCTGCCTTCCCAAGACTGCCACCATTCTCTTTTAACTAACGCACCTTCTTCTGAAGTAGGGTCTTGTTGGTATTGTGCCATCCATTTACTATTAGGCAGTTCTGATCTAAGAGCTTCTAACTCTTCTAATTTCCAAAACTCAGCCCATAAAGGCTTGCCTGAAGGCATGATAGCGGGTAGCTCTATTACTTCCCATTCGTCTGCACCACCACGTTTTATGCTGGCATCTACAACACGACCTGTTAAATCTTTATTATGCCAGCGTGTCATTACCATAACGATTGAACCATTAGGCTGTAAACGCTGACGAGGACCAGAGGTGTACCATTCATAGGTACGATTGAATACATTGATATCCGCACTCGCACCTTCTTGCTCTGAATGTGGATCATCTATTATAAGTAGGTCAGCACCTTTACCAGTTACTGCACCACCAACACCGATAGCAAAATACTCACCACCTTTATTGGTATTCCACCTTCCCGCAGCTTTACTATCTGATTGCAAGCTAACATCTGGGAACACAGATTTAAAATCTTTACTGCCAACTAAGTTCCTAACCTTCCTACCAAAGCCAACAGCCAGTTCTGCGGTGTGAGCAGTCTGAATAATCTTCTTATCAGGATACTTACCTAGAAACCAAGCAGGTAACAAATAAGAAGCGAATTCTGATTTGGTATGACGAGGTGGCATGTTAATGATTAAACGCTTTAAATCACCATTAGCGACTCTCTCAAACGCATCAGCCATTACTTCGTGATGTTTACCATGAATAAACGCTGCCCACATCTCGTTAATGAAAGGCATGAAGTTAGCTTGAGCTTTCTCAGCACGATTAACTTCAGCAAGTTCGTTAATCATACTAGCGAACTGTTCTTGATAAGCTTTAGGTAATTGTTGTATCTTTTTTAAAACAGCATTATTCATATATGCTTAACTTTATTCCTTAACCTTAACCACAAGAAAAGAAATATTAAAATTAATGCAGGTTGCAAAATTATAAATATAACAATATTAGCAAGGGCATAACCCATACCAGTTACATCTCCAATAACTTGCAAAATATAAACACATGTATCAAATATCGAACCAATCACATAAATCTCCTTACTAAGTATAGTAATTACTTAGTAACTAAACAAAAAAACAATTACTTAGTAAATTTACTTGGTATTTATTCTGAGTATATACATTTACTTAGTATATACTTCTGGCTAGATTCTACCAAAATACCCACCCTTCACAAAAAATGCAACATAATTTTAAAAAAACTTAGGAATCCTACCCTTTTCCTAGAAAAAAAATATATTATGCGCAAAAAAGCTATCATTTTGCTATATATAATAGGGGGGGGTATGAAAACTACTCTATGGATGTGCAGATCACTGTGTGTGTGTGTCGGACAAGTACCCTAATCCTAAAAAGGGGGGTGGGGGTTGAGCCAAAAATCCAGATCAAAATATCCTTATGGGGTGATAGTCCATGCTAGTCCTTTGTGCCTGAGATGACGCTCTCGATGTCTGGGTTTGATTCGAGCAATTCCTCCAGTTTATTCTCAATGTCTGCCATCACATCATCTGACGATCTCTGGGTGGCTTCCTCGATTCGGTCTGTGAACATGGCTATTGTCTTGCCCAGTAACTCAAGCGACCTGATCCTAGATGCATCACTCTCGGCAGTCTTGGATTCCTCGTATAGTCTCTCTATCACATAGTCTCTAGTCCTGACCGATGATGCTACTGAAACATCCTCCTTACGCTGTAGACGAGACTTTATTGCTAGGGTAATGCTTGGAGTGCAATGGAGAATTGAAGCGTCCTTTGAGACCCATTTCGGTATAGAGTTATCCTTCCCCATCTTTACATCGTAAGCATCGCAGTATGCCTGTTTGATGCCTGAGAACTTCTCTGGGATATCGCACACATTCTTAACGAACTGTTTTTGTTTATAGGTCAGCTCTCTCTTCCCTACTACTTTCAAATCTGGAGTTGTTTTCTTGGTCATCATTGCCTCGTCTACTGGTTAATTTTTGTACAGCAAAACATGCGGGTTTGGCGTGGGTTTGCGCAGTCTCTATAAAATATTTTACGAGTCTATATTCTTTTTACAATGCTTGCATAGTGCAAGCAGTAAGGCATAGAGGTGATATTGGATATTAAAGGGTTAGTTTGATGTCATAAACATGTTGCAATATTGAGAGAACTTAGTAACTTTAGAATCTCAACACACGAGTTACGGGGCGCTCAGATCAGGAATCTAAAGTCCGCCACCTCCCTCCAGAGGTGAACCGAACCAGACAGGGATTAAAAGTTCTGGAGCAAGAAGAGGGTTTCCCTGACTAGAGGTTCGCTAGATCAGGGGTAGACTTTCGGAGTCGATAGCCGAAGAGGTTATCCGCTAGACCAAGATTCCGTTAACAAGCCTTGCAGAGAGAGGTGCTAAACCGAGCGTGAACATTTGTCGGTGATGCTCTGTTTTAGTAGGGATAGGTTGCTCATTGTGAGCCATGAATTTGGTGGCGGTAGTCCTGAGTAATCCCTGAACGAGTTAGCCATCACACTGGTCGATGCATGAAGGTCGGTAATCCACCTCTCACAGAATCCAATAAGTCCACGAATTAACGTGCTGATGAGAATCCTATTCTGGGGTTCAAGAAACTTTTGGAGAAGTAAAATGTCAATGACAGAACATGAAAAATGTGTATCTATTGTAAAATTGGTTCAGGTAATCAGAGAGGTCGAGAGCCTTCGTATCACTTGCTTAAGTTTAGGTGATGGGATTCAACATGCTTTGGATAATGTCGAGAGCGAGGCGCAAGATAAATTAACTGCAATTGCATTAGCACAAAATGACTAACCTACTGAAGAGACTCAGCGAGAATCTGAGCGAAACTGCATTGAGGTGATGCAGTCTAGGTAAATGAACGTGGCAATTATGCCAAATTTTATAAAAGGAAATAAAAATGGAAAATGTAAAACATAAATCAGTATTCTTTGATCAGTGGACTGCTGAACTTTTCTCAAACTTTACTGGAGTCACGGATCAATGGACATGGGCTCAACAAAATAAAGACCATAGCGCACCACCATCTGGTCTCTATCGTGAAAGTCTGATTGAGAAGGCAGAGGATTTTATCGAGGTAATTGAGAGACATTTTGAAGGCACTTCTCTCAATAACACCGCAGAAGAAATAGCTGATTACTATATCATTCACTGCTAATGTTAGCCTAATATACCCATCGATATTTGGTGGGTATATTGAGATAACATTCGTTATCAAGTGATAGACCAATTACTGGTCTATCTTTTTTAATTGGTTTATTTCTTTTGGAGGAAACTATGAAACCAACACAAGCAAAA